ATGATGAATGATTCACATGTTGAACAGCTAGAAAAAGAATTACCTGCTTTCCTTAAAAGGTTTTCAGAAGACGTCCGGTCATACAAAAATGACGAGACTTTCAAACTGGGGTCCCTTGTAATCACGAAGGTTGAGGGGAGCATGGTTTCCTTCGAATATGAATATACTGGTCAATGCACGCTTTGGCCAGGCCATGGTAAACACTCCGGGAGAGTAGACTCTACGGGTACTAAAGGCCCTGACGAACTGCTTCGTAAGATCGATTTCGCCATTACTCAGACTGTCGAGCAAAGCTACATTGGCGTACGCTAAATAACCTCTGTTTCACCTCATGCACTTTGACCGCCTCAGGGCGGTTTTTTATTGGAGCAAACATGTCTACACCAGATTTGAAGGCCACTCATCCGGCTTCCCATACTAGCTTGTTATATGCAAATATCAAAAGAAATGAATAGATAGAGAGCCTCTTCCGGAGATACTCTCAGACATGAAAAAGTAATTAATTTCACAAAGAAGATGAAAGAAATTATTCTTTAAGGGATCTCTTTCCAACGCCATCAACAATACCTACAGCATTCTTGCCTGCTTTGGATGCATCCACTATTGAAGCACTACAATTTTCATATGATGGGTTTTTTGAGCAGATTTCAGCATGCTCGGGTATCATTGTTGTATTTTTTTGATATCCATATATTTTTTATAAAACTGCCTAGGGCATAGGCTACACCAATAAAGACAGCAATCTTAAATGCATCACTCAAGGATGGGATTATTTCATAAAACTTCTTGCTTTTTTTTGGTGCTTTCATTAGCCTGAAAATTAACTTTTCCCTTTTTCAGTAATTTCCCTTTTAGCTCAGTATTCATTAATTCTCCAAAGGAAAATATAGCACTCAATGACAAAGAAGAGATGTTCTGTTGCGAATGCCTCATCTATTTAAACACCACGCAAATGACCATTTGGGCAGTTTTATGTTTTGCTAAATTTCTGGTTGTTAAAAAACGAAAATGATATTTTCTGTTCGAAATAACTCATCATTGTCCAAGGAAAAAATTTTCTAATTAGAAGTATTAGAGCCCAATCTTTTTGGGGGTAGTTTAGGAAGGGCATCATTCTCCTTGTCATAATCTGTCAACAACTTATTTATGCTTATACAGTTATTGGGGATAGGCGTTCCAGGTTCATGAGAATACTCCTTTGTAGCATAAGTGCGCATTTTTCTATCTTGCTTGCTCCAATAAGCTACTTGCCTTAATAATGGCGAATATATGACCAGTTTATTTTGAACTTTCAAATGTATCCAAATAGATTGAGCAGGATCACTTGCCTTCGCTTTAACGCAAATGCTGGGAAATACTGTCAAAAGTTCGCGAAGCTCTATATACAATTCGTCAGTCATTACAGAACCCTTTTAACGAATAGCCAATTAAATTAACAGGCATTTCGTTGTAATTGCTTTATCAAATTGAATGGGTGGCAAGATGCGGTTCTGGAACATAAGTTGGAAGAGTCAAGAGTGGGTAGAGCTTTTTGGAAGTGGGAACGCAGCCCCACACCCAAGACTGAAAAGTAAGACGTCAATCAAAGTCACATCATTAGTTGGGTCCAACATCTTTCGGTAAACAGTTTGACACTTCTCGATGATTTTTTTCATAACATTACTCCTCGCTCGGATAGTTGCATTCAACATTGATAGTGTTTTTGGGATAAGTGGCCACCAAAGTAGCCCAATCGTTATTACATTTCTCACTATTTGAATGACGTCATCTTCGCAGCTTCCAAAAAGCTCTTAGGGCAATATTGATCATTTTAAGAGAAAACTAAAGGAAAAATTATGGCGACCAACAAAAAAACTGGCCGCCCTTCTGATTATCTACCAGAGGTGGCTGCTGACATCTGTTCACTGCTTGCCGATGGTGAAAGCCTTCGCAAAGTTTGTGAGCGTCCGGGGATGCCCGCAAAGGCGACAGTATTCCGCTGGCTGGCACTACATGAAGAGTTTAGAGACCAATACGCGAAAGCCACTGAGACGCGTGCTGACGCAATTTTCGAAGAGATGTTTGACATAGCGGATAGCGTTGCAGAAGAGGCCGCCGCGGTTGGCAAGGCACGTCTTCGTATCGATACTCGCAAGTGGGCGCTGGCCCGAATGAACCCGAAGAAATACGGAGACAAAGTCAGCCAGGAAATCGATCACAAGTCATTTGATGGCAGCATGGCAACTAAGCCTACAACCATACAGCTACTTCCCGTTGAGCCAAAAGCATGAGTGATGCCGTTCAGCTTCCGATCCCTGCTAAGCTCGCTCCACTGTTCACTGCAGTAGGTAACAGTAACTCCAGCCACAGCAAGTCTGGCAGTTGGTGCTACACGTCAGCTTACTAGCAATGTACAGCCTACTGATGCAACTGACCGCACCGGCACCTGGACGACCTCAGATGCAACGAAAGCTACCGTCAGCAGCACTGGCCTTGTTATTGGGGAGTCCGCCGGCACCGCGAAGATCACCTTTACTTCAAATGACGGCGGATTTACTGGCTATACAGCTGTGACCGTCACAAGCTAATTAAGAGGGCGCTAATTGCGCCCCTGTTTAGTAGTTGGGCTTATCAATGATTGAAGATTAAATTGTTCCATTCGTATTTCAGGTATGCCTTCTATTCTAGAGTGTATCAACTCATATTGATCTTTGTTTACACTTTTTTGGTCTATAAAATATTTTATCTTTTGCTCTTCTGATGCGTCTGTGTAGTTGATTTTAATTAGTGTGTTGGTTGAGTAATTTATGATTTTTTGATAGTTCTGTTGGTTGTATGCTGAAATCTGCTGCCTCATTTTGTTGTCTAGGGATAAGTTTTCATTACCAATATAAAATGCCAGCCTCCCTTTTCCTCCACTGGAACTGGATTTACCTAGAAAATAATCAGTCGGAAAGTATATGATTTTACTGTTTTTTCTTTCTTCATAGTCAGTTATTGTTAAGGTTAATATTGTATCTAAGGATACGTCAAAATTTAATATTGGATAGCCTTCATTTTCGATTGATAAGTATTCAGTTTTATAAACTTCTCTCCCTTCATATTTTTCATATTCCTTTCGGAATGTAAATATAGGAGAGAATTGAATTTTTGCTGCTTTTACTTGATCGCTACCAATCTGATATGCAAGGTAAGTGGTGACTGCGGAAGTAGCTAATGAAATTAAGCTTATTATAACTCCGGCATTGTCTTTTTTTAATTTAAAGGCCATTTTACTTTCTTCTATAAATTAAATTCATCAGCATTATTAATCAAATGTGAATGATTTTACAATGATACCCCTAAAAGAAATCGGCGAGTGCCTCATAAGCTATGGTGAGAATGAGTTTTTCTTCCGCCCGTCCTTCGCTGCCATGTCACACATTGGTGAACCGGATGAGATTGTGAAGGCATTTTATGACCTGCATGACGATGAGGTGGCGTCTCTTATACATCGTGCGATAGCAGCATACGGCGCAATGCCAGGCTGGTTGATAGAGCATGTAAGGCACCACTCTTTCTCTAAACGTGCGTTACTGGCTGCAATTGGTGTGCTGGACGCCTGTTGTGATAGGGATACCACTCCGCTCACTGGTGAGCTTGTGCCGGGTAAAACAGGACGCCGCGCATTCGTCTATCGGCCCGGAGTAATGCCAGTCAGGGATATGGTGCTGATTGCCCAGTCCCTGATTCAGCATGGAATAATCGGTAAGGCTAAGGTCAGGAAGTTGCAGCGCCATGAGGGCAGCAAAACATCATCGGAGTTCAATGCATTCGAGTATATCAGTGCTGCCCGCACCCACCTTGGTATGAGCCGCGAAGAGGCGGAGCAACTGACGATGACGGAGTTTCAGATGCTGCTTGCAGCGAAGTTCCCGGAGCAGAAAGGCTTCACCCGCGAAGAGTACGACATGGTGGCGGATGATTATCTGGCGAGGAAAGCAAGGCGTATTTGCCGGTAACATTACGACTCTTGAAAGGAAAATAGGGAAGGGGATTAAACTTCCAACGCATACTCATAGCGGGTTACAATCAGGAAACTCTGACACACAAGGACCAAAGTGATGAAGCCAGCTAGGTTGGTGTTTTTTGCATCAATACTTTCATTCTCAATGCTGACTGGAGCCCACGGCGCTGAATTAGCTCAATGGCAATTCCCTAATAACGCAACTCCAGTATTAATTTCTAAAGAAGGACGAGAGTTACCTATAGAGTTGGCTATTGTAAACTCTGATACTTGGCTTGTGTCATTGCTTGATCTAAGAAAGCCCGGCGTGTCCGGATCAACATGCTATGATGGCCAGCAATCAGATAAAATTGAGGAAGGGGCACCTCTTAAGATAAATGGAAAATTCGTTAAGTTTAAATATGTTTGCATGGGTGAAGTTGGAGTGATGCAACCCAGCACCGATCAAGGTAAGGCCTATTTAAACAAGCTAGCGCTATCTGGTAAAGAGATTCAAATAATTTTTAGCGAAAGTCAAACATTGAATTTCCCCGCTTCAGACGTTGAAGCAATGAAAAGGAAAGTGGCTGAAGCAAAAAATGCAATGTGAAAACTAACCCACCATACGGTGGGTTTTTTGTTTCTACCATTTGATCGTCAAGTGTGTCTTTCCAATGCTTGCTAGTGAAGAAAAATCAAAAGGTCTAAATCTTTTTCAACTGACGGTCAAATGACCACCACTTTTAACCACGGCGGCCATTAATGCTGATAAGTCAAAAGGCGTATGAGTTTCACTTGAGATGTCTATGTGAACACCGTGTGATGCTAAAGCCGTTAAGTCAAATGGAGTTGGCATGATAGTACCTTAGTGTGGTTGATGAAGGTTAATGTTAACCTAGATTGATGCAAAGTGCATTTGCGGGGCATTATGCACCACCTTGTACCCAGTCCATGTTAGGATTTTGGCTCTATCCTAATGGAGGTATGCTATGAAGTGGATTTCAATCGAAGAAAGCCTGCCGAAAACTGTCAGGCAGTTCGAGAGGTTCATTGTTGCTACGGAAAAAGGCGTTGGTGTTGCTGTTTACGATAATATCTACGGATTCAACAATGTAACCCTCAGTGGTGGAACTCAACATTCTCATCTAAAAGTTAGCCACTGGATGCCGCTTCCCGAACATCCAGTAAGGTAATGAGCAGGCCCACTCAGGTGGGCTTTTTGCTGGCTGGACTTACTTCATCAGGACGGCTAGGCCTGCGGTGGTAATCGTCTGAACAACAGTTTTGAGTGACTCCGTTGTCAATTCAGATAGCTTAGACTTCGCTTTTTCTTTATCTGCATCATTCATGCCCGACAGGGCAATGAGATCTTCCAGTACAACAACAGCATCGCGATGAAATTTTATAGTTTGAACATTCAATATTGCCCCTAATCCACCATCGTGCTGAATGAAATCAATACCCTTAGCTGTTATTTTTGTTGCCGAAGAATTCATGTAAAAACCAGACAAAGAAGATTTTATGCCGCTGTCGATTAGTCCATGCTCTTCTAAATAAAGCATATTAGCAACGAACAAGTCATCATCTTCAAACAGTCTTTCAAGTTTCGTTTTATCTACCACATCTAGTCCATTAGGGAACGAATCGTAAAGAACTTCAAGTATCTCTTTTTGATGGTCTCGATTGAATTTTTCCATTACTTCACCTTAATAAGCTCATTAGAAGGCTATGACTAATCTCTGGATAATACATTCTTGAATAGAATAAATGCTTATAGTTTTGCACCAAATTGCGGCCACTCCATGCTAGGATTTATCCCACTGATACCAATGGGGATAGGGATATGAAATTAGTTATAGCCGCTGTTGGCTTAATGGCGTGCTTTGTGGCACACGCTAACTTAGAAGGTGCCGCTGACAATCTCACCCGCTGCGTTACCACATATGCTGAAAGCCAACTCAAAACCACCAAGTCAGCAAGCAGCATCGCGTATGAAGCTTCTGAAAAATGTAGCGCTGAACTCTCTGAGTACCATGATTCAATTGGTCCAGATAAGGCGCAGTGGTCTGGTTTAAGTGCTCAACAAAAAGAAGCCATTTCGAAAATCAGGGACCAGACAACTTCAAAAGTTCGCGAGAGCTTATCCTCCCAGATCGTCACCTTCATCACTGAATCGCGTAAACGCTCTTAACCCGCTTAACTTAACCCGCTTAACTGCGGGTTTCTTGCTTCCCATTGCGACGTATCCCGGCTAGGATTTGCCCACTGTTGCTTATGGGGATAGGGATATGACCGAAGAAGAATGGCTGGATGGACTGCGGCACTTAAGCCACGACCAGATATTACAAGCGCACTTCAGCCTGCAGGAACAGATCAAGAAGCATAACAAGCTTCGAGCTGACCCTAAACATTTCAAGAAAGCGATAGCCCTTTGCGAAAAACACATTGCTTTGGCACCACTTGCGATACAGGCATTGAAGCAAAACCCTCATATATATTCTAATGGTGTCTTTTCGGTCCCTGCGCATCATGGCTATCGGCAGTAAGCTATCATCCTGCGCCGTTTAAAGGATTTTGATACACTGGAACGGATTGAATCTAAGCGTAAAGTTGAAGGATGGGCGGATTGATGGGAGAGATGATAGTTTTTATTCTGGGTTTGATTTTTTATCTTTTGCCTGGAATTATCGCAAGTGGCAGGGGCCACAAAAACTCAACTGCTATATGGGTGCTTACGGTGGCTCTAGGATGGACCGGGCTGGGATGGGTTGTTGCATTGGTTTGGTCATTTACAAATTCTGAACACGACAAGCATTCTCCTTCGGGGCATCCAATGAATACGATGATTAATGGCTCATCGGAAATTAAGAAGTGCCCATTCTGTGCAGAAGAAATAAAAAAAGAGGCCATACTCTGCAGATTTTGCGGCAAAGACGTTCAATGAAACACAAGAATAAGACATGAACCCGCTTCGGCGGGTTTTTTATTGCCCGGAGATTCTATGGCTAGCGAGAAACAGCTTGGAAGTATCGTCTATGAGGTAGAGCTTGAAGTTGCAAAGCTTATTGAGGCGCAGCGTGAGGTTAACAATCGATTAGATAAGATGAGCGGAACTGCCGACAAAGCAGGCAATAGCTTGGACAGATTAGAGAAAAAAACCGACAGCTTAGGCGGTGGGTTTACCAGTCTGGCATCTGCTGTGAAAGCATACATTACGGTACAGGCGGCAGTGAAAATTGTTGAGACCGCTCAGCAGTTTGAACTTCTTGCTACTCGCGTGACAATGGCATCAAAAAACCTCCCTGATGGCACTTCATGGTCTGGCCCTGCGTGGAATGGAATCGCGCAGACTATTTCCGGGAAGCTCGACAAATCTGGCGGTGAAATCACAGGAAATCTGACAGTCGATAAAGACCTTACCGTAAGTGGCAAGGGCACTATAAGCGGGGCGTTAGCGCAGTCTGGCGGGGCAACATTCTACAATGGTGACTTTCTTGTTGATTCCGGAGAGGTCACAGCTAAGAAATTTACCGATGCTGGTAGCGGTTATTATAACGCCGCGTTTGTTAAGTCCGTACTTAGCGGGGGTGGAGCTTATGGTGACACCCGGGGGGCCTACGCCGCACTGCTATGCCAAGAGCAGGTCAACTCTAAGTTCTCAGGATATATTGTCCTGAACGGCTTCGGCAGTAACGTGCTTTTCGAGTTCAGAAACAACGGAAATGCTTACGCACCTCAGCAGTGGGTTTCGTCATCCGATAAACGGATAAAAACCAATATTAAAAAAATAGAAGATCCTCTGGTGAAGATGCGCCTTATCAAAGGTGTTACATGGGACAGGCTTGACCGTTTCGCACCGGGTATTGGTTTTATTGCGCAGGATGTTCAGGCCGCTTTCCCCTCAGCCGTTTCTGTCTACGGCTACATGACAATGTCAGATGGAACTGTCGTTAAAGACGTTCTGGCACCGGATACTACCGGTGTGGCCGCAGCGCTTCACCACGAGGCTATCCTGGCTTTGATGGATAAGATTGAAAAGCAAGACGCGGTTATTGCAGAGCTGCAGGGCAGAATGAAAGCGATAGACGGCCTAGATGCATAAAAAAGCCCTGGCGACGGGGCAGAGTGTACCGCGCCAGTCTCAGCGGGCTGCGGGATGGGTCTGGTAAGCGTAGGTCAGCAGCTGAACGGGAGCCAAGCGATGGGCATGAAAAACCCGGCGCGGTGGCCGGGATGTAATCATTCATCAGGAATATCATCTTCAGGTTCAACTAGTACAGGGTGTACCTTATCCAAAAGCGCAATGAAGCCTTCATAGTTGTCAGATGCCTGCATCAGCGTTGTTATGCCTGTTAGCCTCTTTTGAAGCATTGCGTAGCCCGTACCCTCCGAAAGGAACTGATGCATCTTCGCGCCGCCTTTCTTCGCTCTAGCACGCTCTTCTTTTAAAGTCTCCCTTAAGTTCGGAGCCATTCGGTCATAAGTTATATTGTTAACCAAGTGACCAAAATATCGAGGCCTTTGCATATTTGCCTGGAAAGGCACGCCTCGCAGGCGGCATAGCTCCTCAAAGAAGTCGGCAGGATAAGTACTGACCCATGGACGCATTTCTTTAGCGATGAACTCTTCAAGTAACTGAGCAAGAGCGTCCCTTTTGCGTTCCTTTTGATATCCTGTTGCTTCATCAACCAATGCAACCGCACCAACCCTGGCTAGCGCTTTGTATAAAGCATTAGCTTTCTTTGCGGTTGCAATATGATTCCTCTGCCTTAAAACTCCATCTCTCTCAGCCTCAATCCAAACTTCACATATGGCTGGTAGAAGCGTGACATCAATTCCATAAGCGGCACCAACGCCAACTTTATAAACTATGGGTTCGGCAAGAGCTTCACGCAGCTCGTCGGGAATATAATCTTGTATTTCCGGAGCCTGTAAAACATAAGGTAGCTGACCATTCTCGCCACCAGGCACCCATTTAGGCATTCTTGACCCAACCGAAACACCAAAGGTTTCAGCTAGCCCTCCATTGCCTTGCATGGAGACGACTCGCCTGCCATCAGGAAGAACTGCACATGATACTCCGCTGGCCGACATCGCTCCTGAGTGCGTGGCCTTTGGCGCAGATCTTACAGCTGCAGAAACAGCAGCTGCCTTTATTGCTCTTTTTTTATTATCCATTTTCTTCTCCACTGTGCGTGTTTGAAGAGATTAGCTATCGCCATTTTTGCTGTCAATGTTAGCTAGAATGCAGATTAGCTAACTGTCTAAATCTTTTTATATATATATGTTTTATATAACAATTAAAATTTTAACCTGATTTGTAAATGTAGTTAATAGCTAAATAACGTAGCTTCTGATGTTATTAGCAAAAATCAATATCTTTTGCTGAGTAATTGATTGACTGGAGAAATTTTTCGATCGATATTGCTGTTTATCCATACAGTGTTTGTCAGCGGAGTATTTATCATGGCGAGAGAGAGTGACATACACGCAGCGTTCACTGGAGCGATAACGAAGGACGGCCGGGGGCGGCAGATTGTCACCACTGCGGCGTTCCAGAAGCGTCTGGATGACCTGAATCACGTGTGGACGCTGGCAGAGTGCAACCGGTGGATACGTCGATACCAGAATTTCTTCTTCGAACTGGTCACAGAGGAGACCGAGAATAAGACCTGGTCTCTTCGCAACATGGGATACGTGAGGTAACTATGGGATTTCCATCACCCGCGTCCGATTACATCGAGCGGCGCATCGACCTGAACGATGTCCTGATGCCTCACCGCAACAACATGATCCTGATTGAGACACCTGACGGGTTCGTGCTGGCAGACAAATCACTGAAGCCCGCGCCGGGCGACAAGATCGCATTCCAGAAAGGCGAGTTCCCGCAACTGGGCAGATTGTTTAGTTCAGGGATTATCACCTCAGACGGCGAGACGATCGACGGAGAGGGCATGGAAGGCATCATTGTGCTGGGTAAAGTGACGGCGGAAGTGGTGTCCGTCTATGAACCGCTACGGCCGACGATTTGAACCGAAGTCGCATCAGGCATAATATGATGTTAACAGCGACGTGAAAGCCGTAGTGAAATTTTATTTAGTACATTGAGTAGTACATAAAAAATCATAAGGCTAAAATATAACTACGTAAGTTATTGATGGTAAAAGAATATAGACATTAAGCAACTCATTTACTTGTGTAACCTGGAGCGTGAACGCCATTTCGGGCGGGCCGCGGAAGCCAGTTTTGTTACACAGCCAACCCTCTCTATGCGCCTGAAAAATCTTGAGCGCGAGCTGGGCCTGCCGCTGATTAACCGCAGCAATAACTTTGCCGGATTTACCCCAGAGGGCGACCGTGTGCTGGCGTGGGCGCGGGAAATTGTTTCGGTCTATCAGGGGCTGAAGCTGGAAGTGGAATCGCTGAAGCATGGGGTGAACGGTACGCTGCGGGTTGGCGTGGTGCCGCAGTGCAGTATGGCACTGCCGCTGCTGCTGAAAGCGGTGCAGGCGCGTTATCCTCAGCTCGACTATCGCATTGCGGTACTCAGTGCTGACCAGTTGCTGGAAGCGCTCAACAGCCACACCGTGGATGTCGGGATCGGTTTTTTCGAGATGGCAACCCTGCGTGAACTCCATTTTCAGACCGAGATGCTGGCAGATCGGGGCGTTGAAGCCATATTCCATCCCGACCATTTTCCTGAGCTGGTGGGGGAAACCGCGCTGACGCTTGAGGAAGTGGCACAACAGCCGCTCTGCCTGGCGGAGCCGACGCGTTATTTCCGGCGTTATCTTGATATGGCTTTTCGCGAGGCGGCGCTGGTGCCCCGGGTGATTGTGGAGAGCCCCTCTGTCATGCAACTGATGCAATGCGCGCAGGTCGGCCTCGGGCTGCTGGTGTCGCCGGTCGGTCATCTGTTGTCCGCGTCACTCCAGGGGCTGCAGCAGCGCGCCATCACGCTGCCGCCGATGGCGCGCCAGGCGGCGCTGGTCATCGCTGAGCCTGGCCGTGCCACACCGCTGGCACAGCACTTTTTCGACGAAGCGCGCGGTCTGCTGCCGGTTTAA